CGCCTAGCTTATTTTTTAGGATCTGAATCATCGACGGAGTCGCGTACTTTGCGCATCGCTCGTGCGCATTTCCAGCATCATTCTGATGTTTTGCCTCGATGAGAAATGAACGGCCCGTGAGTGTATTTGTAATCATGTGATCAGGAACAATACCCATCTTCACGTCCTTCCATTTGCTCTTTTCAAGAATATGAAAGCGCTTGACATCGGTATTGTAGTAAATATCGCCATTTTCATAGAATGCCTTCGGCTGATAACGTTCTGGATAATCAGCACGATCTGTCTCTAACATGAGTTGATCAAACTCGGTAGGATGACTCTTGATTTTGTAATGAGGAAGATGCTCGGCAAAATAGGTCTCGAAAAGTCCGAGAATAAGCTTCTCAAACTTTCCTCCAGAAGAGTTTGCGATATCCTGCCACTTTGTACGAAGAGAAAGGTAATGAGGAGTTGCCATTGTAGTCGTGAAAATTAAAAATAAGTATGTGAAAGTTCAAATTTTCGCACTGGTTACTGCGAGAAATAAATCTTCGAGGCCGCCTCGACCTCTTCATATGGAATCTTACTGTAAGTGGATACGTATCCGATCATACGATCTAGGATTGCTGTACGATCCTGTAGATCCTTTGTGAAGGAGGAGAGGCACTTGAAGACTTGCTCGAGCGTCATGTAACGCTCTTGGCTTGTATAGTCTGCGCCCCAAATATTTTCACCGGTGACTGGAAGAGTCCCATAAAATGTATAGAAGGCATGAACAACTGGGTTGAGATCATAGGGAACAGATAGCTTTATTGCTGTATGAACAGCGGAGATGTGAATACGCTGGTCCATTTTTGTGGTAGTATATACTATAACAAAAAATGTTTTTTCAAATTTTTATGAATTCAAACATTGAATTCATAAAAAATATGTAAGATACCGATTGCGGGGCTCGAACCCGCGACATTGGGCTGTCATCCTCTTCTAAAAGGCCCACGCTACTACCAACTGAGCTAAACCGGTAAATAAGAGGAAATACCTTGTCCTCCACCAGATTCTTTTTCAAGTGCCGATTGGGGCCGGCCCTTGGGGACAGAAGAACCAAACTGTTTACGCCCAGCGGGAATCGAACACGCGTATCTACATTGGAAGTGTAGCATTCTACCACTGAATTATGAGCGTTGGTTCCCATACCGGGAGTCGAACCCGGGTCGAGGCTGTGAAAGAGCCCTATCCTAACCGCTAGACTATATGGGATATGCTGTTTGACGAAAACAACAAACGGATCGTGGATCACCAGGTGCTTTTTGGAAAGAAGCACCAAACTTAATACTAGGAATGGGATTCGAACCCATGCGTTTTTCAACAGCAGATCTTAAGCCTGCCTCCTTAACCAACTCGGACATCCTAGTGAGGGATGTCCATGTGCCTGAGCACTCGGACATCCTAGTGAGAGATGTCCATGTGCCTGAGCACTCGGACATCCTAGTTACGATAGTTTAGAGAACTCTACCAAACTGAAGGCGCTAGCAGGGATCGAACCTGCGTTAAGAGGTATCTGACAAACAAAGTAGAACGTTGCGTGTTCAAAGCCTCCTGTCCTAACCACTAGACTATAGCGCCAAACAGACTTCTTAATAGTTTATCAAAACATTTGATAGATTGTTGCTGTGTGAAGTCTTTGATATACTTATATACTAACTCTATACTCTGTGTTCTTAGTTGTATAATAAGTGTTGCTGTGAGAACACTATAAAGAGTTAGTATACAAGTTTGTTTAATGTGGCCACATTAAACGAGTGTGCTAGCGTGTCATTTGGAGTGTTTCTTGTGTGTTATTGCAGTATCCTTGAAGTATAAACAGTGAGTTGCTGTGTGGATACTTGAGATGGAGGATGGAATAGTCAGAGTTCTATAGATTTATAAAACTCTTTGAATGGGCGGCGCGCAGTACAGGATTCTGAATGAATATCAATCAGAGTTGCTGTGAGAATCCTTGGCGTACCACCTCTTCATACTTCCTTCCTCATGAATCCTTAGGCCGGATTTCCTCATTCAAATTTTTAGCACGCTTCATCGCGGCCGTCTGCGAACGAGTCATAATGATTCGTGGCTCTAGTTCAACTGTACGAGCCTTCACTTTAGAGATAGACTGAAGAGCCTTTAGATCATTTAGTTCCATGATTCGAACTGCAAACAGTACAATCGAAGGTAGAATCACAGAAGGAGGAAAGGGAAGTAGAAGAATATTTAGAACAGCGGCTACAAGAAGGAAGCCATAGAAAACGCGATCTGTAGAAAGGATTGTAGGAGAGAAAACCATTGTAGAGGTACTCATTTCTGCTGATTTGGAATGGGCTCAACTATGAATCAAATTTCAGGACCAGTCCATAACTATTCAAAACTAGATAGACTATGCATCGCCGTGCTCATACAGTAGACTTTCTTTTACCTTTGAACCGCGCTTCTCCTCAAGAAACTTCATGACATCTGCCGCACGCTGCTCAGACTTCAGATGCTCACCAAGCAGCTTCTGAAGATTCTTACCACCAAGTGACTCCTTTGACGTCTTCCTGCGATATAGAATACGGCCACCCGTCGCGCGAAGATCAAGTGCTCCAATATTATTCCGCTTCATCGACTGAAGAATCATTTCCTCCAGCGCCTTCAGCCGCTTATTCTTCTCACGTAGCTGTTCCTTCAAGTCCTTCGTTTCATCTGACAGTGTCTTCCACGTCTTAATCAGATTAGGAAGACTCGTAAGATCTGGTACCGCATCGGTAGTGGTAGTGGTATCAACAGCCTCGGCGCGTACAGCAACAACAGTAGGAGCAGGGGTAGAAGATGAGGCTGACATCTATTTATCTTTAGTTAGCTATCTAAGTTTAAACCGCAGTCAAATTTACTATTTTGTTACACCGAAGCGGACGGCCTTTCTCAATCCATTTTTCAAGATCTTTATTAGGTGTAGAAATCTCCTCATAAATAGGGACCCAACGGACATCCATATGCTCAGCAGTATTTAATGTAGGCGGTCGATTTGAATGAACTGTTCCAAACCAATAGGGACGTTTCTTAAAAAGACAAGGGCCATCATACACCGTATAATCATCACCTTCTATGAGACCAGCCTCTTCCCATACTTCTCTAACGGCATTATCACGATACGTTCTATCAAATGGCTCATGCGTACCTTTCGTAAAACTCCAACTTCCTGTAAAGAGATTTCGAACAAGAAGAACTTCACTGGGTGGTGATCCTCGGAATAGAATAATGCCGGCTCCTGGATACTCCGCGGACGGATTAAACATATCCATTAAAAAAGAAGCAATTGTGATTTTGAAAAGAAGACCAAGCATTGATTCTATTTTATTAAGCAGGAGTTCCTGCCGTAGTCCGAAGAGACTCTGGTCCCTTACGCTCCTCTGGAGAAATATACTGAATTCCGAGAAACTGGAAGATATCTTCTTCAGTTGACATCGCAGGTACAGGAGACGCTCCTGGTGCAACTCGCTTTAGAATATGCTCATTCAAGGTGTAGCCACGCGTCTGCGCATGCTTACGGAAAGCAACATTGAAGGTATCAGAACCTGTGAAGTAGAGAATGGAATATGCAAACTCATCATGCGGAGTCAGAAGAAGATCCAGACGTCGCGCCTTGCGACCTGCGCCAAGGCAGACAACTGCCATACACTTCTTATCACCGAGTGCGAGAATATCACGAATATATCCACTGCTCGAAAGACGCGTAACAAACTCATGAAAGGCCTTTCGCTGATCAGCTGCGCACATCTCTCGGTCCTGAAATGAGATGAGCATATCAATATCGCCCGATGACTCCGCCTTACGGCGATAACTCCCTACGATTACGCCCGCGCATGCACGTGGCAGACTTGAGCGTAGAAGTGTCTCATGCTCGCGCATCTCATCGCGCGGAATCCGTAGAAGGATGTCCTCGTAATACTTGAGGCCCATGAGTTGAACCTCGTTAAGAAGTTCAGGTCGCGCGCGAAGTCCATCAATCGATGTGATTCCCTCCGCAACAAGCTTCTTCGCGGCGACCGGACCTACACCATGAATCTTAAGTAGTGCATCGTAGATCGAAATCGTCGTATCCCGTTTTACCTCTTCCGCCGCGGCGAGAGATCCGGTTTCAATGATTTCTTGAATCTTTAACTTGATCTTTGCACCAATGCCTGGAACACCCTCCACATCGGTGAGAGTAACAATCGGCTTTCCGAGAGCTCGGAGGCCCTTGATCGCCTTTGCATAGGCAATAGCAGGGAACTTATCACCCTTTGCCAGATCAGCACGGCGCATCGTATCGAGAGCATCAAGAATAGCAGTAGTCTTGTCCATTTTGTTTTGTAAACTGGGTATACATAACAAAATAGGTAACTGAAAAGTTCAAATTTTTAGGCAATATTTACTCAAAGAGTTTCGTAGGACGCAGAGATCCGGTCATATACCGATTAAGAATAAATGAGTTATCCTCCTTTTTTGTTAGAACAACGTGTTCAAATGTATTGAATCCGAACACCATGTGAACCGTATAGCCAGGGCGTAGAAATCCAACAAACTTCTTCCTCTCCGCAAAAATCAAATCACGGGCAAACTGTTCCATCTCATAGTTGAGATTCTTGATATATTGTGTATTTTCCATGTTATTACAGTTTCCTCTCGCATAACGAGTCGTATAACTATTTACATACACATGGCGATCACAAGATGCATTTTCAACCCATAAAGCCCAGCAATCATCTCCTATAAGTTCTATAACCTTCGCAGCCTGGTCGGCATTGATGATTGCTTCTTGCTCGAAAAGTGTAAAACTATGGGGGATCGGAAAATCAAAGTCCATTTTATTTTTCTATTAATGCTTCATGTTTTCTTTTCGTCTGTAGAATCTATAAGAACTTTTGTTAAAAGCGGTGTATCCTTTTTCTTTGTTGCGGCTGACGGGACTAAGATTCTTCGTGCATTTGAATCAAAAATAGTTGCACGTTTAACCGCATGTTCTTTTATAGGTTCATCCGGGCTATCAGTTCCAATAGAATGGTCCCCACGAATTTCTGAAATTTTAGAATCAATTAAACGACCGATACGCGCATCTAAATCAGGTAACACTTGCTCACGCATTAGCTTCTTCTTATGATACAACATCATGGTGATTTCAGAGGCAATCTGTTTCATCCGGGACTTTCTATCCTTGAAAGCTTCAGTATGTTCAATTCCATTACAGATATCAGGTCTTTGGAGTTTCGGTAGATTCTTAAACTCTTTTTCAAATAATGCAATGATATGATCTGGAATCGGAGGCGCCTGTTCAATCATACGGTCAAGTTCCGCACGACATATTTTGAGAAAATCCATAGAGTCAATACGATCATTTGGATGAAGAGAAAGCTCTACCGCAATTTGACGCTGAAACTTACCCCATAAAATAGAGGCTGTGCGATTTGCCTCAGCCAGTTGCGCATATCGAAAGAAGTTACCGAGAGTAGTTAAAATTCCTGCGAGAATTGATACACCACCAATCGCAAACTGCGCATATTTCTGATTCTCACGATCATCACCTACAAGTTGTCCCAAGCCAACAGACGCAGTTCCCGTAAGTGTGGTAAGAATAATAACAGGAACAGTCATTTGCATATTCGCACTAGTATATTTTTTCTCACAGCGATCATGTAACCAGCGATAACAGGCTGCAATATCGGCCCACTTGGCCATTAAATCTTCCTGTTCTTCTGTCCAGCCATTATGAAACTTACTCTTACGATTCCCTGATAAATCTGTGATAGGCGGTGCTGTGGGCGATCCAGGAGTTGATCCCACAGTCTGCTCTTTTGGTGTTGAAATAGAATTTACAAGGGCAGCAAATCCCGCAGGCACCGGTGGAGCAGGGGTTGTCATCTACTCCATACAAAAAAATCTTTTATTAGTTCACAGATTCTATGATCCACGGCCACGGCCACCACGACCGCGGCCACGGCCACCACAGCCACGGCCACCACTGCCACCATGAGTAAAGTTTCTTGCCTTATTCTTCAATCCTTCCTGATAAATCTTTACCGCCGCATCTTCTGTAAGTTGCTTCGGATCAAGCGTATCAGGCAGTCCCACAAACTTCTTATCCTTCAGATCCTTCTTGAACATATAAATCCCATACTGACTTCTACGGAACTCAAATGGTCCAAGCACATGAATTGTGGCTCCAGCCTTTTCACGAATCTTCTTTTCAATCTCTTCAAAGGTTTCAGTGCCCACAATACTCAACTTAACATCACCCCATACAACATAGATGCCAAAGGGCCCCTTCTTCTTTTCAACCTTCTTTCCATCGATTGTCCCAACTAAATCACCACCCATTTCAGTTTTCTTTTGATTTACAAATGCGCGAACCATCTCCTCCGTCAAGTCTTCCCACTTGACACCTGTTGGCCATCCATAAAACTTGGTATTTTCCTTGTCTTCCTTATCCTCAATCAGAATCAATGGTCCTTTCTTTGACTGAACTGCCTTCAGACCCTCGCCAAACTCTTTCTGGCGCTCAGAGTGAATAACCGCACTCGATACACTCTTTAGCGCTTCATAACGATCTTTGTACGATGCCCAGGTATCCCGAAGTACTTTCTTCCATTCCTCATGACCTTCTGCGATCTTATCAAGACGAGTTTCCATAAGTGCGGTAAATCCATAATCAAAGAGATCACTAAACTTCTCTACGCAAAATCCCATTACACGTTGGCCCAACTCAGTTGGTCCTAACTTATCCTTCTCGGCACCAATCGTCTGTTCAAATGTTTCCCGAGTGGCCGGCCACTGATTTGGTACTAGCTTGTACCGAGTGCGCTGTACTTTCTGTGCCGGCTTATTTACCTTTTCTACATACTTCTTATCCTGAATGGATGCGAGAAGCGAAGCAAATGTACTTGGACGACCAATGCCCTTCTTTTCCAGTTCACGTACAAGAGTTGCCTCTGTGTAGCGTCCAGCTGCCTTTGTTTCATGCGGATAGGCTTCAAGCGTTGACCAGTGAAGCTTGGCTCCTACTTGGATACCACTCACCTTTTTCCAGAGTTCAACTTCCGCATCCACTGTCTCTTCCTCATCATCTAGATTAGCTGTAGTACCAAGACGTCGCCACCCTTGAAAGGTTGTACGCTTGACGGCAGTTGTCCAATCAAACTCACATGGATCTCCTCTGGCTTTAAAGACAAGTTTACGAGTATCGCCGCGGCACGTAGCCATAACACTTTGAACCGAGCGATTCCAAATGAGTTTATACACCTTACGATCACCTGCTGACCAGTCTTCGTGTGTGGGCAAGTCAACTACTTCAAAATGCGTAGGACGAATGGCCTCATGCGCTTCTTGTGCCTTTGGCGCTTCTTGTGCCTTTGGCGCTTCTTGTGCCTTTGGCGCTTCTTGTGCCTTTGGCGCTTCCTGTGCCTTTGGCGCTTCTTCGGCCTTAGCCTTAGCCTTCTTCTTTTCAGGAGCTGGCGCAGCAGCAGCCACAGTGGGTCCTACATACTCAAGACCAAAACTCTCACGAACCCATGCTTGCGCTGCTGCGATCGCCTCCTCAGAAATAACGGGCTTATCCGTTCTCATATAGGTAATGTGTCCCGCTTCATATAGACGTTGTGCAGCCTGCATTGTAAACTTCGGATTCATTGCAAAGAGTGCGGATGCCTCCTGCTGTAGCGTACTTGTAATGAGCGGCTTCGGTGGAGCCTCCGTCCATGGCCGAGTATCGGCCTTGTGGACTAGACCCTCCGTATCATTGTAGATATTTTCCAAATAGTTCTGAGCCGACTCCTCATCCTCCAAATCCTCACTCATCTGCGCAGGAAGATCCGACCAGAGTCCCTTAATCCTCCAGGAGGAAGAAACTTTGAAAGCACTAATCTCTCGTTCACGATCGATTACAAGTCGTAGCGCAGGTGTCTGACACCGACCCGCACTCAGTGCATGTGCGATATGCTTCCACAGTAGTGGACTAATCGTATATCCAATCATCATATCAAGAATAGCACGTGCCTGCTGCGCATTAACACGATTCATATCAAGAATACGGGGCGCCGCAACAGCAGCCTTAACGGCCTTTTCGGTGATTTCATGAAAGACTGCACGAGCTGTAGTCGCAATCGGTAGTTTCAGAAGAAGAGCAACGGAATACGCAATCGCCTCGCCTTCACGATCATCATCTGCGGCTAGATAAACTTTGCTCACGCCTTTTGCGGCATCCTTGAGTTGCGCAATGGCCTTTGCCTTGTCCTTCTGAAACTCGAACTTAGCTTCAAAATCAGTGTCCAAGCCTACTGCGGATAGATCTTGTTCAAGTGCGCGAATATGCCCCATCGATGCAATGACTTTCCAACCAGTACCAAGAAATCCTTGGATCTTTTGACATTTTGCAGGTGATTCAACAATGACGAGATTCATTTCTTATTTACTACATATAGCACACATAACATCAAATTTATAGCATCAAAAATTTGAAAGGTGGTATACCCATATATTTTGTACACCGTATTGAAATGAGTAAGAATCGGTTTGCTTCGCTCTATTATGACGATGAAATGGAGGATAGTCCACTTCATCTACCGACACCCACTCCTACGCCAGTTGTTACTATGCCCGCACCGGCAACAACCCCTGCGGTACCCGATATTCCACCCGCACGTAATCCTTCTGCGAGGCCGAGACCTCTCCCTCGGCAAACTCCTGCGCGATATTCATTTGTTGATGATCCACCTATTGCAGCAGTCCAGTCACAGCCAACCATGTCAGAACGTGAGTTTCCAGCCCTTTCATCCTTTCGTCGTCCAACCACACCCCCCTTTCCACCGCAGGAATACATACGACCTACTCTCGCAGACCGTATTCGATCAACACTTCAGAAAGAGGAGACTGATCGGTCGGTTCGTGTCTTTGATACGGGTCGCCGATCCATTGAAATGTCATCGGTGATTCCAACCTTTAGTCGGTTTTCAACCGCTCTTCGTCTTCCACGTCATGAACAGCTAAATGAAGAGATTAGTGAAGAGGAAGAGTATGAGTGGCAGACATCGCCTGAACTTATTCGGAAGTAGATCTAAAGAACTTCTTAGTACACGATGCAGGGTGATACACCCCGCCTCTGAATAGCTCAGTTGGTAGAGCGGGGGATTGTAGCGTTTTGCGCTCAGCAATGGATCTCCCCAAGTCATTGGTTCGATTCCGATTTCAGAGATTTTTTTTACTTTACTCTAAAATAAAAAAAAATCAACAGTAAAATTTGAATTTTATGTTTAGTAATACTATATGTACAGTAAAATGGGACAATACTATTACCCTATTATTCTTAGCGCAGATGGCAAGATTGTTGTTTGGATGTGTGCCCACAACTACAGAAATGGTCTGAAGTTGACGGAGCACTCGTATCTTGGAAACAATTTCGTGTCAACGTTTGAGTATGGTCTGAGTCCTGATGGGCCTCACCACAAGTCGCGTGTAGTGTGGGCTGGGGATTACGCAGACGCTGATCCTAACCAGGAGAATAATCTGTACCGAATGTGCGACGAGTACAATATGATCAACCCGCAAGAAAAGGATACGACGATCTACCGCTACATCATCAATCACAGCAAGAAGCAGTTCGTTGATAAGATGGCATCTAAGGCTGAAGAGGAAGGAATGAAGTATCATCCGCTGCCTCTGCTAACGTGCGAGGGCAATGGACGTGGCGGTGGTGATTACCGCGGTGATTCGCCTCTTATTGGATCGTGGGCACGAGATGTGATTTCTGTAGAGGTTGAGGCACCTGCGGACTATAAAGAGCTTATATTTAACCTACTAGAATAATCTATAAGCGCCTTGTCTTTCTACGGCCTATTCGGATCCCTTTGAAACTATCCTCAATAAGAGTTCCAATTGATTTTGTTGTAGCATGTTCTTTCATACTAGCTACTATCATACTATAATCAGCATTCATCTGTTCTTTTGTAGCCATAAGACTTGATTTTTCAAAATCAATAATCAAAGGTCGAGCAGAATCTGTAAGTAGAATATTTTTTAGTTCTAAATCTTTATGTGCTATTTTATGTGAATGAAGCCACTGTAGTTGCTTACATACACATTTAGCTATTTCTACATCATGTGTACCCTTCTTATATGAAGTCCACGGAACATTTATTATTTCATTTGTGACAATAACCCGATTTAATGGTGTCTTAAAGTTATCAATAAGATGAATGCCCCACCATTTTGGAAGAAGTTTAAGTATTTTTACTTCGGTTCTATATGCTTTATCTTGTGCTTTTATTCCCATATTTCCTTCAGGATCTGACATATCGTGCCATATTGTTTTAGCAATGAATGTCGGATACCCATCTTTTACTAATCGCAAAACATTGGTATGATGTGTAGTTTCAACAGGATGTATGGTATACTCTGGAAAGCGTTCCTGTATTTCTTTCATAAAATTCATCCTTACTATTCATATGAATATTTAATAAGCAAACATGAGAGCTGCGCGACCGCCATAAATACGGAAAATATTGTACGTTTCTGCCCAAATGTAAATCCAGAAACGCTCAACATCCGTTCCAGGTACACATCCACGATTTGGACTGATCGTAAGTTGTAAATCAATACGACGTATTTTATCTAAGTTTGCTTCACCCGAAGGCACAGATGGTGGTAGAAATCCATTTAATACACCAAAGGGTAATGTATAATAATATCGATTTACCCAAGGGGTTTTTCGTTGATTCAGCGAAGGTATAATACTTCTAAATAGTGCTGAAGTCTGTGTACCATAGCGAATCAAGCGGCCTTCATAAAGAAGTGCAATCTCTGAAATCGGATCTGAATCCCGTGTACTAAATGCCGGTATATAATCGGCTGTAAAGAATCGAGCATTTAAGCCACTCGCATCTGGCCACCAAGGTGGAGTCGGTACAACTGAGCTACTCAAATCGCGCGTAGCCAAAAAAGGTGCATTATAACTTGGTGCCTCATATCGTTGCGCATAAAAATAAAGATCACGTGTCGGATTGGGAATGCGTATGGGTATATTTACCGATGTAAAGTTGCGTGTATCATACGGCTCAATCTGATAGTGTTGCGCAACAGGAAGAATAATATCCGCGAGTCGGAAACGATTTGCTTCGACCTTGTCTAAATAGATATATTCGGCCATTAAATATGTGTCTCCTAGAGAAAGTCCCGTTGGCATACTGTATCCAGAAATCAAACTTACCTTTGATCCATTCAATGTTATGCTTCCTGCTGGATCGGTTTTATAGAAAGGTGATTCAAGAATCTGCGGATATACTTTTGTAGGTTCTTTTGCAATCTTTGGATCTGTTATAACATCACTTACATATGTATCTCCAAGACCCGCAAACTGGACCGTAAGGCGTACCAGATCCGAGCTGATCGCATCAATCGGTAAAAAAGAACCAGAATCACCACGTGAAAACCAGAAAGGCAGTGGCACGGCCACACGGGTAGGACGACCATTCGGATCCCAACCGATTGTTCGTTTATTAAATCCGTTATCATACCGTTGAATGAGTTTATTAACGGATGTGACCTTTTCTAAAGGTGTACGAAACTCGTCAAGAACTTCTAATAAACGAGAATCTATTGTTTCCGCACGGGCGCCTCCAATATCCATTTGAGCCTGCTGTATCATAACATGGCCTATGCCGTTTGTCCAACCAAATGTTGGACCCGCAAAGGAAGGGGTCGCAGCACGCGCGGCAATCTGCGGTCCAGCAATATCGGGAAGATTGATTACACAATAGAGCCGACTGATTAAATGACCCTGGCGCGGAAGTGTAGAGGTAACAGACTTTCCAAAATCCGGAACTTGATCGAAATCAATACGGACCCATTGTGTGGTAAAGCGGCCGCATTTATAAAAAACTTTCTTAAAAAAATCAATATTTGGTTGACCTTTTGGAGGAAGTAGGCGCAAATCTTGAATGCCTGAATGAAGTGGTCTGAGTAACGATGCCACCATCTATTCTACGCTGATAGAACTACTTTAGATTGAATAGAAGACAAACCGCAGGCCGTACTCCTTCATACACTTTTTGAGAAATACTTCACAGGCCTGGCATGGCTGCGAATAGCGACTCTGTGGAGTTCGTCCAATACGAAAGACATACATATCAGCGCCGCGAAGTAAATCGGTATTACCGATTTTTTTCACGACGGCACGCTCCGCATGAATGCTCCAATCTGAATAGCCACAGCCCATGTGGCGAGCACCAAACTGATTACAGGCCTCAGCAAGAATCTTACCGCGCTTTACAATAAAGGCGACATGAATATGAGCCCAGCCTGAGTTTGTAAGAGAGTTATTCTCGAACTTTGAACCTTCCTTCTCAATAAGATTCTTTGCGAAGGTATGAGCGCATTTTGGCTCCTTCTCAACACGATTTGGATATTTGTTAAAACGGCGTGGAGCGGGTGTAGCCATTTTGTGGTGAATATGATTATGTAAATGAATAAGTTCAAATTTTTAGGTTTCAAACATACGATTCGCAATACCATTCTCAAAACGCAGCCATCGTAACCCAATCACAAAGACGACAACTTCCCATTCTTGATCATACGCACCACCTGGAGGACGCACAGTTAATGTAAGACGTACACTCTGCGCACGGCTCGCATTAAGAGTTCCTGACGGCTGATGATCCGAGGGACTTCTCGCAATCGGATATCCATATACATAGGAAGCATACGCAGCAATACCACTCATATGATGACGAGCAATGAGTTGACGAAAATATCCTTCTTCTGCGTCAACTAAATCAATACCATTAATTTGAAATCTCGCAGAAAGTAAATAAGGTTGCGGAGTATTGTAAGTCGCGTCATATTCTGAACTGGTCACCGAGGTGTAGTTTGTCCATTCATTATTATTTACAATCGCAGCCTTGCGACGTAAAAACCAGACAATCTCTTCCATTGGATGATTGGCTTCTAAAGGAAGCTGTACCGTAATCGTATCTCCCGCAGATTTATTTACAAGATATTTCAATGGTTCTGAGAATGTAAAAGTTTCTACTGCGCGGTGGAGAATCTCAAACGGTGTACGCAACATTTTATTTCGAAGATCACCCGTTAAATATGATCCGTAGGTAATCAGTTGAATATCTTGAAAGGGCGGGGGATCTGCGGTCGCCGTTACTTGGATTGTAGGGCGGAATGGATATCCAGTATCAACAAAGTTAAATATTTTACCAAGTGGAGTATCCGTACAAGAGGCGCGAAGACCATTTGCAATACGAACACATTCCTCAAAAGGACGAAGTGTAATGTGAACTCGGACAGTTCCTTCACGACATGCAATCAATGGAAATGCTTCTTGTAACTTCGCCCGACTGAAAAAGAAAGGAAGCATAGCGATGATTTTTCCACCTTCTGTTGGAAAAACACGATTTGGATCCCAGCTTCGCAGTCGCGGAATGGTTGTATACCCTACACCGTCTGTATTAAGTCCGATTTGCATATTCAAATCTGGAAATAATCGGCCAACCGTAAAGGCAAAATCTCCAGTAATCGTTTCAACAATCTGATCCTCAAGTTCTAGTTCGGCCTTTGCAATAATCGCAGTTCCAAGCGAGTTCGCATAGAACCAGGCCTGAGTCGGATCGGAATATTGATACCGACCAGAGAGAATACGAAGAACAGTTGTTTGATCAAACCAGTGGCCGAGTTTGATTTGAAGAAACATGCCAAATAAAAGATCTCCGCATGACATGGATCCTAGATCAAACGTAAATCGTTGTCCAAACGCAGCGGGACCACGAAAGGCAAAGTTCTGGACTGCGGGAACAAACGGACGGTTTCTACGTTCTTGATCGCGCGTAAACCAGGTTGATTCTGAGTTAAGAGGTGTAAAATAATCATCTTGGCTGTCACGGGTCGCAAGATCCAAGAGGGTTGTAATATCGCCACGTGGGCGCGAGGCTCCACCGAGTCCATCCATCTGATGAGAGATGTGAGGATCCTTTATCCTATGCGAACCCGCAAATACTCTCTGAATGTTTTATGATTTTCGTACATAACGGTCATATACGTTCGGAGAACACTTAAGTTCATTAAGTTCATGAAAGTGAGATAGCTAATGGCAAATAATGCATTGTAGAATAATGTTTTATAACCAAAATCCATCGGAATCCAGAGAAAAGGTAGAGTATGTATTAATACTAGAAACACGCGCTTTACGGGACTTTCAATCCAAGGCTTTCCAATCACTTCGGCAAATCCTATAAGAGCTAAACAGTTCAATGGAAATGTCGAGATTTTATGATACGGATAGAATACGGATGCGATAAAAATCCACGCCGAGAAAAGCATGTACCACCGCACAGAACCCATCTACTTACTAAAGGATTTATAGAAATCATTGAAAAAATCTGTAAAGAGATGATAGTCACCATCATAGACTAAATAGGTTATTATATACGCAATAATCACATCGAGTGTGTAATGTGATCGTGTAAGTAGAATACTTATTGTATTTAGTACATTAATCAAAGCAAAAAAGGAGAAACTAATAATCTGTTCACGTTGGAAAATGAGAGTTGCGAGAAAAACAAATGCGGTATGCCCACTGAACACTTTATCATAACAGTTACCTTTCAGATAATGTACAAAGCTGAGTTTCGGATCACATTTACTATATTTAGGAAGAATCGTAGACAATGTTGTAATCGCTCTGAGTACCATGATTAAAAGAAACTTTGCGGAAAACTCGATTAGAATCGGTATCGGATTGGATAGAAAAAAGAAGGAACCTGCGACGGCAAGAACAATGATGTGATTATAGATTTTGTACTCATGTAAATCCGGAGTCAAATGATGAACCATATCAAACAGTTGAAGATGTTCTTGGTGTTTATAAAAAGAGGTTCCAATCACTTGTACAAGATAGTTTGAAATGAAAATAAAAGCCAGCAGACTTACAACACCAAGTGTTGTTGTGGGTGTCATTCCCTCTACTAAGGAAACGGTGTTAAGGCAGAAAATGTTACATTGTTTCCATTATTTGTAACTGTTTTTCCTGTACCGCTTGAATCTGCAACAAGTGTTCCTGCTGTAGTTGCCAACAAAAGAATCTTACTATTAGCATTAGCTGTAAGTGGAGCAGTTGGTTTTGAAAAGTTTGCTGTATAGAGTGCAGTGCCTTTGACCCAGTTGAAGTTTGTTAGATAACCAGATAAACAGTTATTTGCAGCAGGAATAGACTCTGTGCCAATGGTAAGTGGATTCGTTACATCCGCAAAGTTATATGAATTTGTAAGTGTCGTTCCTAGTTGTGTACCATTTATGAAAACACGTACACTTGTTCCTGCTCGTGTAATCGCTACGTGATTCCAGGCATTAAATAAATTTACAGATCCCATAGTATTTGCTGCACTATTCATCCATAGTATAAAACTACCTCCCTCGACCGATACAGCAAATGTCGCACTTGAATAGGTTCCCATTGAAAAAACTCGTGGAAAGGAAATCGAGCCTGTTTGATACAAAAACATTTCTACTGTAAAATCACCTGTGCCAAACCGTAAATCCGCGCTATTCGCAATCGATAAATAGCCTGTTGAGGTTCCAGGAAATGAAAGACTACCTCCTTGACTCGCAGGTGGTATAATCGTTGGATAAATAACAAGCCGTTTTGTACCTGTTGGAACACCAGTTGTAGTTGCGGTTATCTGTACCTTTTCCGAACTTTCTGTTTGTTTTTTATAGGCGATTTGAAGAGGCATCTATGTATACCAAAGGTAAAACAGATATTTAAAAAAATGGTGTTTGTCTAGAAAAGATTACATTATTTCCATTATTTGTAACTGTTTTTCCTGTGCCACTTGAATCGACATTAAGTGTTGATGGTGTAGCTGCAAGTAAAAGAATCTTAGTATTTGGATCCGGTGTAAGAGGAGCGGTAGGTACAGTAAAGTTTGCCGTATACAATGCAGTGCCTTTCACCCAGTTAAAGTTTGTTAGATATCCGGAAAAACAGTTATTTGAACTGGGGAATGACTCTGTACCAATAGTAAGTGGATGTGTTGTATCCGCAAAGTTATATGTATTTATTAATGTATCACCTAACTGTATTCCATTTATAAATACACGCACATTAGTTCCTTCTCGCGAAATTGCTACGTGATTCCAGTCATTAAATAAATTTACAGGACCCATTGTATAGTAGGTGTTATTTATCCATAATAGAAAAGCATTATACTCGATCGATACCGCAAAAGTCACGTCTCGATAGGTTCCCATTGAAAAAAGTCGGGGATATTGGGTGCCTCCTGTTTGATAGAGAAACATTTCTACTGTAAAATCACCTGTGCCAAACCGTAAATCCGTGCTATTTCCAATGGATAAATAACCATTTAAATTTCCTGGAAATAAAAAACTACCTTTTCCCACAATCGTTTGAGAGATAACAACTGGATCTGTAGTTGTTTGAACTCCGCTTGTAGTTGCGGTCATCTGCATCAGTGTTGAACTATCTGCTTTCTTATTAAAGGTGATTTGAAGAGACATCTAGTATAGACCAAGTTCCTTCAGAAATCGGATTACCGCTTTTTGAGACGTTGGGGTTCGTTTCTCGGACACTTCCATTAACTGTTTGACAAGTTTTTCTTGTTCTTGCAGAATCTTTTTTCGCGCATTAATAAAAAGCGAAGCACGTCGCATCTCTCCGAGACGTGATACAACTTTCGCAATCCTAAGAAGTTTTTCTGAGCGCGCGTTCAGAAAACGAAGTCTGTCTACAATCGCGTGCTCGAAAATATAAAGTTCATTTTCAGATGATTCAATGAGTATTTTATTTTTTTTTTGAAAACAGTTGAACCATCCCATTTCTTTCTTAAAATATATTCTTTCTTAATAGTAGAATCATGCAAAGAGTAGTTAATTTAGCTTCAAGTAGTGCAGCTATTGCATCAGGTGCGGGTCTTCAACCCGTTTTATTTGATTCTACAACAGGCGAACTTGTTGTAAAGGTAAGTGGTATTGCGGTTGCGGGAAAACAAAGTTTTCAAGCTCGTGGAAATGATGGTGAAGCACTTAAGACAGATTATGATTATAAATATGCTACAGCAGGAGCATCTACAGCTGGACTTCTTGGTTCAGCTGCTAAAACTGCTACATCAGGTATAGCCAGTGGATTTATGTCAGGAATTAAGAAGATTGGCTCCCTTGGAAAAAATATTTCTGCGGTTGCTACTGGAAGAATGGGTGAAAGAGCTGCTGAAAAAACTGCACGACTTGGTGAGAAAGCGGCAGCTGCCGAGGCCGCGGCAGGTACAAAAGCTAAAGAAGCTGCTAAAGAAGCAATGCGCATCGCGAGCCTAAAAGCATTAAAAAATCAAAGCATGACACCTACAGACAAAATACGATCAAGACTAAATACATTATCTGCTGCGGCTCCTAAAAAACCAACAATGTTTGGACGGATGTTTGGAGCTACGGGTGGAGCAACCCGCCACCGTCGTGGTCGTAAGGCCCAGGCAACACGCCACCGCCGTTAGTTGCCAAATAGCAATGCCGAGCGGCCATTTTCAAACTCAAGTGCTGCCCATGTTTCCACATAGACATCCAAACGCGTATTTTGCGTGTTCGGTTGTCCAGATAGATTAATCAACAACGTCGGTCGATCCGCACTCGTAAAGTTAATCGTTCCATCAAGCTGCCTCGCAAAGGGTGCTTGGCGACCTACAATATCTCCAAGAGTCCAGTTCATAAAAGATAAATCATATCCTGAATCACGTTCCTCCTTTGCATGTTGCGCGAGATCATGCCATACCAATGAGTCCCACGCAGTCTCGCGATCACGGCCCGCAATAATCAAACTTATCAAGTTATAAAACTGTCCTCCACTAATGTCCGATGAATAACACCATCGTTGATTCGCATCCAGACGTGCTTGTGATCGAAAGGCCATGACCATTCGCGCCGCAGGATGTTCTCCATCGAGCCGACGTGTTGCCGTCGCAACACCTCCGCGTGATAAAGGCGCATAATCAATCGGTCCCTGTGTAAAGTTATTTTCATAGAGTCGCTCGAATGGAACCGTAAGTGTAGTATTCCGTAAAGAACTCTGTGTATCTTTATCTGTGTAGATATGACGTGTTTCAAGTTGAATCGTCGGCGGACCCATCAAAAGCCGATCCAGTGTAGAAAATCCAACAGGACTTGCGGTTGCCGATGTCT